CTCCCTCCATGCAACCTGGATTGCTAGTCTTTAAAGGGACTAGCAGACCCAGGGAGCAGTACGGCAGCCAACGCGGTAGTGACGTCTACGAGAGACGTATTTACCGCGTCGCCTCACAGCTACGGAGCCCCTAAAAGGCTCTTCAGGAGTGAAGCGAAGCCAGTACGCAAGAAGTCCACTATGGTCGAGTAACTTGATCTTAGTGGGCTTGAAGGAGAGGACAGGAAGAGTAACGCCATAAGCGTTACTGCGCAATACAAGACGTAAGTCTTGTATTTCTTCCAACGGGAGAGCAACCCCGTCGTCGTCCTCTGAGTCGATTGGCGTGACATGACGTATCCTTATTTGACGAATGGCAGCAAGCCATGCGTTCCTAAGGACTCCGTCACAACAACAACCGCTACATAGGCGAAAAGCAAGACGCCTGATGCGGTTAGCCATTCGATAAACTTCTTCCAAAGAATCATCTTTTGGAACCTCTTTCTGGTAAATGGGTGAGACATCGAAACCATCGAAGTAATGCTTACCACATGATTCACGGAACAACGAATTAAAGTGGGTCTTTTCGAGATTAATCGAAAAGCCACAAAATTCGAAGGACTCCATGAGCAGTGGCAGCGCTAGCTCCGATATTACGATGTCATCACCGTAAACCAGAACTTGCTCCTTTAGTCCTAGAATTTCTAGCACAGCTGAACTCAGGGCCCAAAATACTAGGGTCTCAAGTTCAAAAGTGAAGCCATTACCCATGGTTGAAAACTTCTCAAAGCTCGACCACTTCTTATTAAGGAAGTAGTTTTTGCTTCGAAGGTCATCCAAAGTCATGGCCCAATCTAAAGGAAGGAGCTCGTAAACGAGCTCCCTACTGACGGTATCAGAAGCTGCTTTAAGATCAACAGTTGCAAAACCGTTGAGCAAAGCATCTCTAGCACCGCGTTGATTTGCGGTCTGATCATTAAGATCGATACCAGTGCGCTTAAGCCGACGACGAATATAATTGCCGATACCACCTTGAAGGAATTGATTCAAGGTAGGTTCGATAGCTATAGTTCGTTCAGTTTTAGCGCTCTTTGGCACAGTCGTTACCCGACATCCGTTGACAACCGAAAAGCCTGAAATTAGACAGATCGGACCTTCGGCGACTACACCACGGCTATAAAGCCAAGCGTAATCGTCAGAGATAAGTCTTCGGAAATAAGGAAGAGCAGTAGCCGTAATGCTCATTTGATCCTCACGGATCTTGTTATCCAAGTGCGCCTCAATTCCTTTTAAGGAGAAAGTCGCACCTGGACCCCACTTGCACATGGAAAGCCATTTGTCCGTCGAGTAAGTTCCGAGAAGCGTTGCTATTTTACGGCGAGCGGTAAAAATTACCGCATCAACGCGAGGTGTAAAGCCTCGAAGCCGTGCTTCAATTAGCCTACTGTTCGTAGAATGGCAAACCGATTCAGCCGTAGCAAACGACTGAAGCGCAACAGCAGTCACATCGATACCTGTCTGTAGCCCTTTATACTTAGATAAGTATTCAGAGCACATATAGTCTCGTTGAAACTGCCACGCTGTGCAATACCACTCGGGCCTTAAAGTAAAAGAGGCCAATTGACTATGTTCTCCGTGTTTAAAGCGGAGCCAAAGTCCGAGTGATACGGGAGTATCGACACTTTTGCAGAGGGCGAAGAAAACTTCGCCACTACGGTTAGAACCGTTCATGCAACACCTCTAGAAAGGATTGTTTGTTAGAGTCGATTCAAGACCAAATATCCAAAGTCGATCAGCAGTATCAGGAATACAATTACGTAATCCGATACGCGGGGCGGCTTAGACATTCGGTCAATAAATCGATTCAAGATCCTGAACCAGGGATGTCACATTGGCGTTAGCCAGGATATTCTTAGCAAAAGCAAGAATATCTTTACGGTTCTGAAGTGTCGATCGTTCGGGAAGGAGGAATTCCATCCGAACGGTCATGTCATAGCTCTTCGTCGGAGCCGGTTGAATACCGGTGCCAGTCGTAGGGCTAGTGACTTCCAGAACAGGATAGACGACCTTCACTGTGGCACGATACAACCGTGACGCCAATGATGCGCCGCCTGCCTGTACGGGACGGGGTTCACGAAGGTCAATTGAGACCGACGGAAACCCAACAGCTATCCCGCCAGAACGGTCGTAGAAATAATTTACACCGTTCTTATCTGGACCCGAGGGGTTAAAAGTATGGGCGACCGGAGTCGCCGCACCATCATTGATGGTAATTGCTGCCAGTGCTGGCATATAGTCCTTAAAAGGATATATTCCGTATCGGCAAGATTGCCTCAACGGTATAACGCGACCGTAAGCCTTTCTACTTTCTCAAGATACTTGAGTCAGGAGTTAGGATTTGATCGATTAGAGCAGCGGCAGAAGCAAGCCTCTGCCAACCTAACGATAGCTTCAGATGTGGGACCTCAGGACGAGGAGGGGACGTTAATCTGTTCCTTCCAAGTGACGAGGACGTATTCTTCCACTTCGCATTTATAGTAAAGGGACCACGGGTAAAGCCCGCCGGTGTCCACTTCCCCGAATAGTTACCAACTGTGACCGATCTTGTGGTCTTAGTTTTGTAACCACGAAGGAAAGTGAGCCCCATAAAGGCAGATCCCTCCCAAGCTTGCATATATCCGCCGAGGTCGATAAACCAATCGACAACGAACGAGTATGGAACAAGCTCCCACGCAATTGCTAATGGGTTTAGGGATGTGATTCTCGTTAGGTCATACAAGTTTGGATCGGCAACGCGATATACGAGATAAATCTCGTATCTCACAGAATGATGAGTGACATAGTTCCAGGGAACAAGCAGACCACCGCCCCCTTGAATTTTGACATCACATTCCTGTTTGGAACGGGCTCTTACAGCGCGTACACCAAGCTTAGAACGTTCAAAAGTTGCCAGAGCATAGATTGTCTGAAGAAGAGGACGCCAGCCATAAGTATAGGATAACCATCCATTACGAATAGCTGCGCGAGCTTCATCTAAAGTCATTCCAGGCCGTTGGCGCTTTTTAGCTTTCTTCGCGTAGTCTACGACTTTGGGAATACCGCTCCAAGCTTTACCGAGCATTCTTTGAGTCTGGCGGTGCTCAGCAACATCAATTGCTAGGTTGGAATCGCTATTACGGATTTTATCGTAAAGGCGAGCAACACAGGAATTGAAGACTGCATTTGCTGAGGGGATGTTAGCCGTATCGATTCTCATCGAAAAACGATTATCGAGAGGGCCAACAGCTCTATACGCTTGAAAGGGAGAAAAGCTGTCATAGAAATTGTAATTTCCAAAAACATGCTCTTCCTTATCCTTCGTATAGATGTGCTGGGTAGCATTGATATAATCTCCGTGCCCAGTACTTACACCACCAAGACGAGCAACCCTAGCTGTAGCGGGAGTATCTACAAACGGTGAAAGCGCCCCCGAAGGGGAAACTTTATACAGTTTTTCGATATCCCGGACTGTCGTCACATAGCCACTCATAGCCGGCTTAATCACCGGCCTCTTGTTTTGCTTACCTAAGTACATTGATAAGCTCCACAAGAAAAGAGAGAACTATGAAAAGAATACCCCAAGGATCCTGACACTCATTTATCATAGAGCGGCAGGCAACCTTGAACCCTTAACTCCATATCCAAAATAAGAGCCGAAACAACGCCGCTGCGATCGTCTGCATGAACCGCGGCACACAGTTTGGTCTTAACATGCTCGTCCCACCTAGTCAAAGGTGGCACGCGCGTTAGGATTTTTACGATGTGCCGCAAATCAGTGCTTCTCAATCGCATCAGCAAGCTCCTAGAGTGGAAGTGGAAAAGAGCAGCACCCTTAGGCTCAGAGTAAAAACTGAGAGTGCATTCCTAAGGACACTGGGGTCAAACCCAGAGTGGGGATCTCCG